AATAGTTTTCAAGTATATAGCCTACTACAGCCTTGTTTTTGACCAGTTTGATAATGACTTGCTGAGATGTACCGCCGCCAGCAAATCCAAACAAACTCTCTTCTATCATTATTTTATCAAAAGAGTGACCAACCAGAGTTTCTATAATAAGGTTTGCTTTATCCTGATATTTCTCTGCTTTGGATATGTCAATAAAACCAGCAAGTAATATAGAGCCGCTTTCTGTTATAGCATATCCACAAGTAGTTGTGGACAAGTCAAGACCCAACACTTTCATTTATAACCTTTTTTTATATATTAACGATAAGAAGTATTATTGTGTGAATATGCGTTTTTAGCATAATCCAACGCATACCTATTAAAGCTACCGGGTTGGCCCGTAAATACTTTGAACTCACTTGGCTGGAACCCACGGTCATATTGTATGAATCTATTTGTGCTCATATAATTTGGAGCGCCAGCACGACTGCTCAACCCCCACGACATATCATTTCGAGTTTTTCCTACCAAATGTGAGCGTATTCCTCCACCAAAACTTGGTGCATTGCCAGGATTGAGTGTGCGAATAGTTCCTTCGTATGAATTACTTGGTCCTGCCAATTTGTTCAAAGGTTCGGTTAGTGATGGTCTCGGTGTTGGTCTTAGTTGTGGTCCCATATATAAATTCTCCTGTTATTTATTATAAATATAATGTTATGTGTCAAAACGAACAACAATATTGACCGGCCAATCGACTAAGTTTTTTACTGGCCTGCCAAGTTTACCCACTGCCACAAGCTCATTGCCTTCATATAATCCAACTGTAGTTATGAATGGGGCCAGATAAGAGCCTGTTGGATCATATGATGAACTATATTGATATTCCAGAAAATACGGACTGATCTTATAGTTGTCTGTGCGGCAATATGGGTTTAGGTATTCCTTTACGTCTTTTACATATATGCGCTCAGAGTTCTTGGAAAGTAAAGAAAATAATCTTTCTGGTGTAAGTCTTTCAAAATAATACAGCGAAAGAATATTTCCATCGTTCAAATTTATGTTTCCGTCACCATCGATATCTAATATACCAGTGTCAACGAGATTCGCTTGTATATAATCAAATGCAGTTTTGGTAAATGCGTTAAACGACGAGCTTGCCAAATAAGCAGCTTCTTCGCTTTCTTGCAATAATACATCATCTGATTCGGTCTGAATAATATCATTGTTCCACCAGCTATAATCCTTGAGGTTGTCTTGCTCTAGCACAATTCCATTGTCATCAAACACAAACTCATCAAAGAACTTTTTCTTGTACAAGTAACGCATTATCAAATCCACATCAAGAAAATCAAACTTACCATCTCGATTTACGTCAAACATTAGCTTGTTTTGAACCAACGATGTTGGGTTTGTGCTATAGTTGAATTCACCTGGTCTGATGGATACTAGATGCTCGTGCTCATATATCGTATGAGATCCTTGGTAGCTCAAATCGAACCCACGAGAACCCGTGCCAGTGAATATGTTGTAGTAGTTGGACGATGTATTTGTCAGAACAAAATATCCATTTTTATAAAACACATTACCGATCAATGGACCGTTTTCGTATTTATTCAGGTTGTATACATAGATAGAACCGGAGCAATTTGATGGAAAATCCAATAAATTATTTGGATCGGATATAGAAGCCGTGGCAGATGCTGTTGCAAAATGCACAACCGGTGCTCCAACTGTCAAAAAGTCCGATGATACACTAACTGAATAACCGTATATGTTGGAAGGCTTGTTGGCTTCCTTGTTCCGTTTGATTGTACTGGTTAGATTCCACTTGGAAGTCGCGTCGTCATAGTTATATACAGTTACTCTACCCAGTACACCTTTTGGATCCTCCGAAGATGTGGCGGCATACGAATAGTTCTCCAACACATATTGACCGGATACATAATCAACAGTAGTTCCGACAAAATCCGACCAAGAAGTTACTGCCGCAAAGTTTCCATCTATCGACACAGACTTACCGAAGTTGTTGTTCTTGGTGTACTGCCTATCACCAAAAGTTTTTAGTACTTTCCAATAGCTGGATGTACCGCACAGCGATTCATATCTGTAGAAATATGCTGCACCAAGTACATCGGCGGAACCAGCATATGTTGAATATGGAATAAATGCTTTGTCTCTCAAACATCCAACGACAATATTTGGCCGACTTATAGATACCGAAGTTCCATACCCGTCTGTAGATATTGTTGCATTAGTAACATCGTTATTATATTGCGATAAGGATAGGTCTAAGTCTCCAAACGTAGCGTCTCTTGTAAATATTTTGTACTGAGTCCAAGATGCTGTGGGGCATGCCCCGACGGAAGATGAATAGTATGAGCAAGTAAATACAGTGGCATATCCATTTCCGACTCTGTTTGTTCCAACAACCAAACTACCAGAATCAACTGACACACACCACCCAAAATTGTCTCCGGAAGATAATATGCTGGAGGTTATTGTTGCTTCATATATCCAAGTATAACTTCCAGACCAAGCCCCAGAAGTTGGGGTAGTTTCGCTATATATTTCATAAGATCCGGACTCGGTCTCCAATCCTGTGCAAAAATCTCCCTGATAAGACACTGTCTGCCAGAAAGAACTGGTCTCAATATTATCACATGCGTTGCTGAAATATCTTTTTCTTCTGTAAATGTAAACTGCGCCAGATCCACTGGCGTTGGGAGCGCCAACCGCCAATACGTCGTCGTCCAATGCAACAGAGTATCCAAACTTGTCATTGTCTGATCCACCCTGTAATATATTGATCAACCCCCAATGATCTATACCACCTTTGTCTTGTTGATACACAAAAACATATCCAGGAAAAGAACCGGACAAACATATAGACCCGGAAGAAGAGCCTATTGCCAAAAAGTTATCACGCACTGATACGGATTGACCGAATGTATCTGTGAAATATGAAGAACTTGCCTGAAAATCGGGTATTGAATATGGAAACGTGTCATCTACGTCAAAATCCGTAAAAAATCCAGTGTCTGTAAATGGGCAATCAAACTTTTTTACCAATCTGTGCTGTCCAACGGAATCGTCGTATTTAAATAGCGCCGCATACCCAAGAGAAGGTCTGTATAGACTATATTTGTCTACGGACGAACCAACGACAACATATTTATACCAAGAACTTATAGATTCACCGAAATGCTCATTTTCTGATTGGAAGTTGTCCACGACAGAACTACTATCAAATAACAATGAAGCGGTTCCTGTGTATGATACATTCATGCCAATATTGGAATATTCTTTGGCGGATACAACGTCTATTGGACGAGGAAGTTCGTCTTCAAGATTCAAATAATATTGAACACTGGAAGTATCCCAATATGGTCTTGGATATATGTTTTTTACTCCACCTAACGAGGTATATGTCGAAAAATGTGAACCACTGATATACAAGTTTGTGTACCCATCATCTAAAATTTTATATGTTTCGTGTGGGTTCGAGTTATCCGTTATTACTACGCTGTCCGGTCTCACTTTGTCTCCGAAAGAGTTGTGATTCAATGCCAACGATACAATTCTATCGTGTATGTTTCTTATCTCGTTTTTTCCAGCTATTTCAACGCCAAATAGTTCTGTAAAGTTATTTTTTGATCTGTAAAACATGGCGTCCGTAAGACTGTATATGTTTCTGTAATATTTTCCAGAAGCATTGATTGGTTCGGCGGATGCTGTATAATAGCTGCTACCAGAGGGATAAAATATGGATGTTATTTTTTTGCCCTCGTTTATTTCGCAAAACGATTTATAATAAGTATTATACCCATATATGTCCACAGAAGAAGAGTCAATGCTCTGCACATTCCAACGTTTAAACGTGTTGAACGGTCTTATGGTTATATCTCCTGCGGAGAACTGTTTTATCATACTATGATAAATATTCCATAACCACAGGATTTGACCACATTCGTGTGGTAGTTTTTATATCAAATGTCGATCTTGATTTTGATCAAACATTCGTTGGTAAAGTCTTTTAGCAATGGCTGACTCAACTTGGCAACGGCGACAAGGTCGTTGGTTTCATTATACAAACCAACTGTCGTAATATACACCTTTGGATCCGTATAAAAATCGCTGAATCTCAACTTACCATAATCCGCACTTGTTGAATCGGATATGATGAACGTTGGATTATTGCTATAGTTATACTCTTGATTTTTTACACGAACAAAATAGTGGCGAGCGGGAACATATTCAGTCACTCTGGCTTTCATGGAAGACGCCTGTGCTCCAAGTTGGATGGATTTAAAAAATACATTTTGCATTCTTGCAAATCCACCACCCCAACCATTGACTGGATCATATAAAGATGCACCATCAACAGTTCCAATCAAATCTCTTAATGTAGTTGGGTTTAAGATTATAATACCTAAGTCTGGATACAATGAGCCAATAGCCTGATAGTTTCTGGTTTGAGCGGCACCATTTGCAATTGTGCCTCTGATTAAATTGTATCTCTTGCCGCCGGTCTGAGCGGTTGTGTCTGGGTTGTCTTTGGAATCGTCGATGATGGTTATGGTTCCCAATGAACCACTAAGAGTCATTTCAAACTGACCAGGATCCAACCTATCTTTGAATTTTGTGGCCCTAAATGAAATTGCATATATGGCCTCGGAATCTACCGAAGTTTGATTGCCCAATCCATCGGATTGTATGAAAGAGAACTTGGAATCGCCAGGTGCCAACAGTAAATTTCTGTACTGATTGTATATTGCTTTGGTAGGATAAATCAAACTGCCCTGTGAAGTATTTGTATCAAATGTCGAAGAACCAGAACCGGCGTAATGTCCATATGTCAACGAAAAATATATGTCCGAACTTGCGGATGCAATCGGATAATCATAAACGTTTGTATAATACAAACCGTTTAGTGGTTCAAACTGAGAAGATGATTGTACGGTCTGTGCACTGCTGGTATAAAACTGAGACCACGCAGTTTCCCCATCGCTCCAAATACCAGTTGTCACCGGCTGAGATCTGCCTGCTACTATGTCGGTGGAATCAAATTGCTTAAAGATCATATGTGTATTTTATTAGTCTCTGACGTTTACAGTAACAGGTATGGATACTGATCCCCCGCTTTCATTTCCAATCACTGTCAAGGTTGTACTTGTTGTGGTAGTCAATGATGAGTTCGGAACAAACCTGAATCTAATTCCAAGAGCAACTTGTGCTGTAGTGGAAGAAACGTCTCCAATAAATGTTGGAATTGTTGCCGTAGTGGCCGATTGCAACTGTTCTCCAATAACCGTGCCCACATCCTTGTTGGCCAAAATTGCAGTATATCCAAGAGTGGTGTTGTATACAGGATTGGTACTTGGAACGATGACGACTTCTCCTTTATAATCCTTATCAACATAAATGCTGGTTTGACCAAGTGAAATCACAGGAATTGAAGTTTGTCCAGATGGCAATGTAACCAACTTGTATTTCAAAACTTGAGTTTCATCCGTGAATGCTTCAAATACAGGAGTATTGCGAATAGCCAAGTCGTAATATGCAGATCCCTGTGGGTGGTTTGGCTGGTATAGGCTGTAATCAATTTCGTCATCGGCCAGCGCATATGAGTTGATGTTTAGGCCACCCTTGGCCGCTAGCAGTTCTCTGCCCTTCTTTGTCAAAACTGCATCCACAGTGATTGTTTCGTTATTGATGTACGCCATATAGGTTTCTTTCTAAATAAATATATACGTTAAATACTTTTTTTACTTATTTTATACTGTTTTTGATATTACTGGTTCGCTGTTATCCAATAGTCCAGTTTTTGGATCAACCGTAGTTTTTTTATTTTGACTGCTTTTTTTCCATTTAAAGCTAGTTTGTGTATTTGTGGTTGGGTTTATTTGATAACTATTAACTTCATCTTGTGAAAACTGCTGTATGCTGTATTTGTAGTGATTTTCGCGATATCCATTCAACAAGGTGGCGTTTGAAGGATAGTACTGCATAGAATATTCTTTTCTATAAGCTAATCCTTGGCCCAATGGCCCAAACAAAGCATCGGAGGTATATTCAATGAATCTGTTGAATATGGACCCGGTCGGTGACTCGGATACAAAATAAATGTTATACACCGTCTTGTCATTGACAGTATTTCCAGAATTTTCCCCGTATATATTACCTTCAAATGTCTGTACACCATTGTCAATATCAAAGAATCCAGAGTATATTACCGATTTACCGTTTGATATAAAACTTCCTGAAATATGCAAACCTGGATTAAATATATTTCCTATAATAAACGAACCAGAATTTTGTCTAATATCCAACCCTTCCAATGATCCAGACATTATTCCAAAAATACCGTGTGAACTAAATGTTGTATAGTCCTGCCAACCGCGTAAACCAGCGTCAAAGTATAAACTTCCGCTGAAATATGTTTGACCAGGTATGCCTGTGTTAAACGAAGCGGTCATCGGGTAGCGATCTATTATAGGAAGTTTTGCCAAATTTACTTTATAATATGATGTCTGAATGGTCTTCGTTTTTCCTTTTTGCTCGTTCACAATATCATTTTCCGTCAGTTGAGAATATGGAGGGATATATTCCTGATAAACTTGATATTTCTTTGTATACTTGATGACATCGGCTCTGTAAAACTCTTCGTTGAAATATACGACTCCGTCGTCGCCATAAACCGAAAATCCATATGTATCTTGTTCTACTGGAAAAAATACCTGATTGACATCGGAATATATTGATGAACCTTTGTATTTTACATTCAAGCTTGCACTCTTATTTGGATCTTTGAGGGCAATTACGCTTTTGAATCCGTCTATTCTTCCATTCTTTTGACCAATATTCTGTTTTACCAAAGGTTTCATTTCAAGCTTTGGTCTTTCCAATATAGTCGGTTCTATCAAAATACCATCTACCAATTTTGCTCTGGCGGGTATTATTCCCTTGATATATTTGAACATCGCTTTATCAAAGTAAAAGCGAATGATGTTCATAAAGAATGTGAAGTCAATGTTTCCAAATCCTTGGGCATAGTATATCTGCTTGAACCTCTCAAACTTTTCATATGAGTTATTGTATACGTCCGATGGATCTCCAATCAAATCTCCAAGAGGAAATTCTCCAAAAAACTTTATAATTTCTGTGTTTTGTATTTCAGACGGAGAGAAAAATATACCAAGTTTATTTGCATCAACGTTCGATAGCTCGCTGGATTTATAAGATGCTCTTGTTTCCGAGTTCAAGTTTGTGACCAGTTCTTGTTCAACGTAATTAATCTTATTGCTTCTGAATTTGTTAGAACCATAATCCGGTAAGTTCATTGTCAATCGAACTTCTTTTCTGCTAAATTGATATGGAAAAGATGGACCTTCGGATGGATCGCAATATGTGTTTTGAGGCAACGGACCCAAAACTTGTGGAAAATTGATAGCTGCGAATGTTGAAAAATCTTTTCTAAAAGAAAGGTTGTTTAGTGTTATTCCATATGGTACTGGATCATACAAATCCACTGGTCTTTCAAATGAAATTCTATATAAGTTTTCAGAAATCATTTGTTGTGGAGTTTCCAAGTCGTATGCATTTCTATTTAGGGTATGTGCGGTAAATCTTTCATTTGATATTGGGGCTTCCCATACTCTAATATCATCAATATTTCCAAAGAATGCTTCTGGATCTATGCTGAATGATGCGGTATTTTGATTGTAATTTCCTATATACAAATAAGAACCCGATTCAAATGAGTCATTGTAACTTCCACTCAAAAATGCACTGGCACTAACATAGTATGTGATACGATCATCCTCAGATTTTTGTAATAACAAATCATATTTAGTCGGATACTCGTTCAATGAGGCGGTTGCTCCAAACACAGAATCAATATTGTTCCTGCGTATCATTGCTTTATATGAATTTCCGTCAAATATGGGTGCTCGCTGAGTCAATATTGATTTCACTGTTCCCGTTCCGTCATCGATACTAAAGAATAGAGTTCCCCAATCTTTTCCCTTTTCTCGCACTGCTCCCATTACCCACACATCGGAACAGTTTAACAATCTGAATATTTTTCCATCCTCGTGAGTCTTTTTTGTGTCAAATCTGAAACTAAACTCTATTGACTGTGCACTACCAGTCCAATCCAGTTTAAAATACTCTCCACTGCCGCTGAAATATGGCTCGTATTTGACTTCTTCCACTATGTACAGCGACTTGTCAGTGAGATTGCTTACATTTTGTATACCACCATATTCTTTAATCTTGATGATGTTCTTTGGTACACCAAAGCAAGAAATCAATGCGTTAAGTGATGCTTCTGTACCTTTTGTCTTATAGATATAAGGTAGCGTGTTTAGCAATCTTTTCCATATAACTTGATTACGTTCTTCTTCGGAAAACTCTCTAGATTTGGAATACAACGGGGAATCTATATCAAAATCAGATTTTGAGAAAGAAGAAAGTATTAGTGGAAGATTATCCTTAGATATTTCAATATCCCACCCAAGAGATTGTAACATATCACCAACTGCACTAAGTGATATACCATAACTTGGTGCACTTGATATGTTGTTTTTTTCCGTGAACTGCTTTGCCGCCAAAGATATATTGTCAAAAAAGTGACCTATCATACCAACAAATTTTATATAATCTACATTATTGTCGGCGTCCTCTATTAAGAACTGTGGAATATTGTTGATAAGAGAATTTCCATTTTCTTTATCATATAATGATGCGGATGTGTAACCATCGATATCGCGGGTATGCTCATCATACCACATCGGATTTTCGTATAAAAACTTCTCATACCCATCCATACCAGCTTCCAAAGCGTCTATTTCGGAGTTTGCTTCAGATTTTTGTTTTAAGTAAAACGTGTCGTCGGGATTTGAACTAAGATTATTATTAATTTCACCTATTTTGTTGGACAGTATTGCTATTTGAGTTCTTTTACTATCGAATGCTCTCAATCGAAGATCCGCCGACGAAAAGTTTATAAAATTTGAAAAATTTCTATAATCCGTGGTATCCATCAACCATTGATCTTTTGATTTTATTTTCGAAGAAAGCTCGTCATACAAACTTCCAGTTTCGCCCAAAAGTTGTTCCATCGACATTCCTTCAGTGGAGTTTCCTTCGTTTTCTATCTTGATAAGAAAATTTGGTCCACGCAATGGTATGGTATTGATCGTGCGTTTGGTAAAATAGTATACATTTTGTATGATTGGAAGAAACGCAAAATCACAAGTTATCCATGCGTCGGAACCAAGTTCCACGTTTATATCCAGCGGTTCCAGTAACTTTAATGTCAATACATCATAAAACGCAGGATCGCCGGAAGATACTATTTTTCTATTGATTATTGCTATCGGCTTTTTGCCCGGTATGTTCAAATAATATTTGAAGTATCCAGACAAGTTTATATTATGTCGTGCCTCCAAATCAAATATTACTGGATAAAAAATTACATTATAAAATATCTTTTGCAGGAACTCTACTATTCTTGGATATGATTCTGGTTTCTTATTAGTTATTCTGTTAAGTTCCTGATCAACGATATACAAAAACAGGCTATAATAATAGTCTCTTACATCACCGAAAGTGTATCCTGATTCGTAATTCTGATATATCCAATTTTTGAACTGATCATATATCCCAAGAATATTATTGTTTGATATTTGACCATTGTTTCTATAATTTCCCTTGATCACTCCATAGTATATGTCAGTGAGAAACCCTATTACATCTACGTCTTTTTTAAAACTGTAGTTAAATTTTAACTCATATGACCCAGTTTGATCTTGCGCCGCTGCCGCATTGTATATTTTATATATTTCCGGCTTTGATATTCCAAATAATAAATCGTCGGCTATATCTTTTACCTGCATCTGCCCTTTGGAAAAAATATCAAAGTTTTTATTTATTTCAGAATTAGTTCCCTTGATTGACTTAGGTATTAATCCTATTTCTTGTCTGTTTGTGGAAATGACGTTCAACAGAAGTTTTTCTTCTGACGAAATTTCGCTTCCGACAATATTTCTTCCAAGTTCAATATAAATTTTATAGTTTCCTTCGGATATACCAATATCGTTGAAATTTTTACTCACATCAAAAAATAATGATTGAGTTTCTGTACCAAGTATTACAAAGTCCGAAGTGTATTTTTTGTATGAATAAGAAATAAACTGATTAAATACATCATAATACGAAGAAGTATGAAAAGAATACGTGCCTTTTCCATATATCATGGATGATGAAACCAATGAATCATCCAAATTATATACATCAAACTTTATATAATCATTTTCGGATTGGCCAAACGGAAAATTTTTTGATGTAAGATTTTCTGTATAAAATCTCAAATCCTCTTCATTTAAAAATGAACCATACCCCAGAGATGCAGTGGACGATACAGTGTATTTTATATCAGACAGGTTCATAGTTCGGAAAATGTTGGATCAATTTTTGTTTCAACTTTTACCGGTAAATATACAACGTTTTTTAATTCTATTGATATAGAAGAACTATACAACGTATTGTTGGTATTTTGTATGACTAGATTGGAATACTCGTCTATATTTGGAACAATGTATCCGGTGATTAACAAGCTTTCAACGTCGGCCTGATTATATCCAGTTAAATTTGGGTTGGCTTTCATCTAGAAATCTTAAATGTAGTTGGTATTGTGTATGTCAACACCGATCCGCTTTGTTCGGAACGTATTTCGATTTGATAATATCGCTCGGATGAAAGACCGGATGTATCCAACATAAAATAGTTTCCATTCGCATCGCAGCTTAAACGAGTAAAATCGTCATATGGCAATATTGTTTCTTCACTTTCCGCGTCCTTAATCTGATAATAGCTGGATGACGGTAGATAATATGGGGCAAGATAATCAGAAAGTCTATTCGTAAATGTTTTTACAGGATAACGTTTTCTTGCCGCAACGTCCATACGAACAATTGAACCAAACTTATATTCCTGCGCCATATTCTTCATTGTTACAACGGCGTCTCTTAGTTGTATAGGGTCTGCACTGCCTGTATTGATAGTAGAATCATACCAGCATACATCAAGATATGGAGAATATATCGTGTTGGTTTCTTTACTGAAGAACTTTAGACTACCATAATCAACGGAGCTTGATTCATCACTGTGCATCAAAATGAATCCTTCGTTTGGTATAGCTTTAGTCAACCAAGCATTCACGATAGGAGTGACATCCATGCGAACATCGGATGTTTGATAGTCAAAATATTGATAGCAAGCATACGATCCAGTGGATACTATGGCACTGGATGTTGTTGGAGGAACATAACTGCTGGTTGGACAGTCTGGGAATGGATTATACTGACTTATATTTGGGTACTCTGCATACCCGGACCCAGATGCCTTCGAAGCACTATCTAACCACCAAACACCGCCTCCGCTGCAATCAACTAAAGAGCCAGTTCCCCACCATTTTTGAAGCTGATCTGCACTATAAAACTTCCAGTTAGCACCATCTGATGTAGATGCACCGTCATATTTGTATCCAGTCCCCATAGCCCAAGATTGAGATACAGGATATGCCGCCAAAGCATATCTAACCGGAACTTCCTGTGATTCACAGATCTTTAAGTTGAGAAAAAACTTTGGGCTGGTTATATTTCCAGCCGCTATCGATTGCGATATTTCGGAAAGATCAAAGTGCAATAATGCACGAGATAATACAGCACCCAAGGTTGTCGGACCGGATACATCTATGTATGAACTGGACACCGCTCTTGGGTCTGTTGATCCAGAATCAAACGATGCGGACTTTGGTCCATTCAAAAGTTCCAAACTAGAACTTGTATATGAAACCAGAACCGGAAAAGTTGATGTACTTGAACAACTCTGTCCAGAAACACGTTTTTCTACTTCCAATATCTCATCCAGTCCCATATTTTTGTAGATATAGGTAGGAAAGTTTGTTATAAAGGTGTCTTTGGTTGGATATAAGAAGTAGTGCATATGTTGTTTAGCTTACACGGCCAACGATATCTTTAGTTGGGTATTTTACCTCAAATACAGATGGATCAATCGACGGATATATAACTTTATCAACCGTGGCTTTTTCTATATTGTATTCGTATTGTGAATAATCTCCGTCTTTCAAAGTGAGATTTTTTACTTTAAGTTGTGTCACTGACTGAACCCCATCAACTTTGGCAATTTCCAACTCAAGCCTACTCAGATTTATTGGCTGACAAAAACGAGCATTGTTGATATCAAAATATTGTTGGGCGACAGTGATACAGTTTGCTAAAACTTCTCGTTTATTATAGTTCTTATACACAATGATACCAAAATCCAAACCTATATTAATTACATATCCGTCAAGAATGTTGACGCTATCAGTCAACATACGATATTGATTTAAATAGTTTTTTAAGTTTGTTCTAACTGCTTCGTTTGAAGCTATCAATCTTTGGTTATTATCGTAACATAAAACATATAGATTTATGGCAAACGGATTGTTTTTATCTGGGTTTGTTGTATTGATCGTTCCGGGCGCAAGACTACCAGTCTGAAAACTTGTTGGTTTGGCCTGTATATTTGCCATATCAAGTTGAGTATCAGTTACTGCATACACTTTGGCGATTGACCCATACTTTGACGGCATAGCAAATGTTCTGACCTCGTAGTCTTTCTGAGTAACTGCTCTGTTTTGTGCGGAAAAATTTGCTAATGCATTATTACGTATTTCGTCATTGGTCTCGGCCCCTTTACCGCCAGTGGCCGGTGTAGGATTGTTTACTTTAACAGATCTGCGAATTAAGTTGGTAAGATTTAATTCCAGCAATCCCATTTCTGTCAAATCTCCAAAAAATTCAATGTTGCTGATATTTTTTATAGTATTGGCGTTTACATTACTAGTTATTCCTCCGCCAACCACATACCTGATAGTCAACGTCGTATTTGATGGAGCCTGACCAAACGCTTTTGATGAAAGAAAATTGGAAGGATCATATGATATGTTTTCCGATCTGAAAGTAGTAGGCTTGTTTACTGTAAACGCATTTGGTACAATAAGTTCGTCATCTTTGATACTTATACCAGAACCAAACTCTAAGAAAATTGTATTATCCGCGTCCACTCCCGTCACAAATCTCTTTGATGTACGTAGGTAGCGAAGTAAAAATGGAGAAACATCCCTGTATGCTGACAGTGTTATATCATTCTTATAAATGTTTTCATAGTCAACAGGCACCAAATCTTGTGCAAGATACTCTGTTTCATACCAACGGTTTCCGTCCGAATCATATACATCCAATATTTCTATGACATTTGTTTCGTCCAAATATATTTTGTAGAATGGAACCGGATCCGAAACGTTCACTGTTTTTGTTAATATCTGACCAGAAAATGCGTCTACTCCCTTTTTTAACACAAAAAATTCAGGCTGACCAGCCGGGTTGCGTTGAAATACCGAAATTTCAAGTGGATCATTTTTAGTATCAACTGTAAAATCTACCGGAGAATTTGTTAAAAAAGAAACATTACTGTCGCTGTTGGAGGTCATTCCCGGTTTTATTATTTGACAATAGTTTAAATCTGGAATTATTTCTCCATCATCATTTGTCTTGGATGGAACCAGCTGGTAGACATCCAATCGTGTGACCGATGGAGATGTTGTTTTTGCCTTGTATCCCATGGACTTGGCGGCATCTATTATATTCTTACGTTCTTCGGAGTTTACCAACATAGATTCCTTAAATTGGTAATCTATATAATAAGAAAGAACATCCCCAACATATGCAGCCATTTCGATGAACATCATACCGGTAGATGCGTCGCTGAAATCTTTGTATGTATTTGGATAATATGTCTTGGCAAAATCCATCAAAGACTGCTTCAATTGAGAAAAATCTTTGTTGAGATATTTGATATCTTTTTTGTCTGGTTGAAATGACTTTGGTGTATCTAATATCATATATTGCCGGTATTAATTGCTAAATCAAGTATTTGAGATTGAGTTATTCCTATACTGGGAATCGTGAATGTCACCATTACACCAACTTTATACTTATCTCTATACTCGGTTTCATTTGTATTTATTTCTAACTTCTGAACATTTACATATGGCATCCAACGACTAATGTCGGAACGAATTACATTTTCTATGATGGAAGATATCTCATCAGTATAGTTTTCGAATAATATACTCCACAGCCTAGAACCAAATTCTGGATTCATTCTTCGTTCCCCCTTTTTAGTTCTTAGGAGAAGATTGATGTTGGATTTTACTTGTTCAAGTACACTGTAACTTTGGTTAAAATAACCTTGTGGCCCATGTGTTATGGGGAGAGTTATACCATAAGTCTGTGTTGCTGTTGTCATTTATTACGCAGGTCTTTTTGCCTTGGCCTTTTCGTCCGCAGCCTTGATAAGTTTGGAATAATCTCTTGTTAGAGCGTTGGCTACCGCAGCTACCTCTTTATTCTCGTTCAACATCTCTTTTGGTATAGTCTTGATCACATCAAGCGTCGATGGGGTGGACAACTCAGCTTCTTGAGGCACTCCGCCCACAGTTTCATTCAAAACTTGATTCAGTATTGGGTTTTTTGTAAATATCTTTGGTACTTGGGCCTGTGCCTGCTTGATTGGGGCTTCCAATCCAACGTTTACTCTTCTTTTTGGCGCTTCCACAACCTTTTCGGTCAGAACTTCCTGTCCTGTTAACTTTTCAGCAAGAACCTCCATTAAAAGTTGAGGTAGTGTATTATGAACTTCTTCTTTTACAAGAGTTCTTATAATTTCTATTAGTTCAGTCTTTTTCATATATATGATGCTTTATATAAATATATAGTATTTTTATTATTTAGCCTTTTGGCGGGAAAGTAAATGCTTTTGCTTGACTTAGTATACTGCTTCCCGCGCTTGTTGCAGAGTTACTTACGGATTGTAATATGCTAGTTCCCTGCGGTGGTAATATACTCACGTTTCTAAATTGCGAAACATCCGGCTGTGGTCGAGGTAGCTCTATTGTTTCCCCATCCTCGTTTGTTGTTGTTCTTGGAGGATTTAATCTATTGAAATTTTCTACGAATGAATTTTCGGCAGTGCCTACCAGTCCACTTACTTGATCTTGTATTCCACCGATTTGGTCCTGTATGCCACTGATACCAGTGGAATCCAACGCACTTTCCAATTGACCAGCAATTTCTTCTTTAAGATCGCCTATTACTCCGTCCAACAGATGTTTTAACAACTCACTTGGGTTTGTTGAAAGTGCGACCTGCACCAGTCTTATTGCCGCCAAAGCCATTCCCATATTTATTTTAAGACCTGGAATATATGGCGGAACAAAAGAGTCCAGTGATAGTATTTTTGCTAAAGCATCTTTGCCAGCACCCAATAATATTCCTATTTTATCCATTCCGGGAAACGGGGGAATTTTAGGAAGGTTCAATCCGGACAAAGCACCGGCTGGTATTAAACTGGATACTCCGCTGGTAAATGCTTGGCTCAAGTTGTTCAAGTTGGCTGCACCCGGTAAACTTGAACCGAGTGCTCCGGATATAGTATTTAATGCTTGACTGGTGGTCGGAAGTGCAGTCGATGAAAGTCCCAACGAAGAAGCAACTCCTCCAATAGATGTTGGTACTCCCAATCTAGAAGATACTCCACTTAAACTCAAACTGGCTGGACCAGAAATTGTGGATGCAATATTAAGTTGAGGAGAAATGGTTGGGGCCGGTGTTCTTGCCAAAAACTGGGGGATACTACTTTGAGTAGCGGAGACTGGCGATGGATTTCTTGCCAAAAACTGGGGGATATTTGAAGCAATACCAGTGGTGGGCGATGTGGCGGTGGAAACTGCGCTTCTCGCTGCGGATGTTATAGAGCTTCCTACGTTTGACACTACCGAAGATATACTAGCCGTTGGAGCCCTTACTATTGGTAGTTGACTCATATTATCCTCCCAAGAATGTTCTACTGCTCAAGCACGCACTCAGCTGAGACCGAAGCGCCGTCAACTGAAGCGATTCCGCGATCAACGACTGTAGATTTTCCGACATTTTTCCAATTAAAGGTAAAAAAGGAAGCGCCGGTGTTGTTGGAATTACTCCAAATAAGAAATGGTAATGAATGGAGTTGTATGATATCATCAAGGCCAATGTTTCTATCTGGTTATTATGACATAGCAATGTCCAATCCACGAGTTTATACAACCAAGCCACAGTATCTCTACCCAATAATGCAGGCTGATCATTAGCGCCGCCTTTATTAAAATTCAAATATATTTTTTTTGCATTTAATGTAATTGTTCCATTTTTAGATGTGATAGTTGTATTGTTATTTGAATTTAAACTCAATATACTATCGGTCGTCATTCCTATCATCTTCTTGGAATAAAATAGCATTTCATTTGCTCTGGAAGAAAATATCAATCTATCACTGTTGAACACGATTTGATCTCCGTCAAAGACTCTCGGTACATTTGCTGCCCTCGTCACGTTTATCATTCCGGCAAAAGAAGCTTCTGGTACAAATTGAGATTTCGTTTTTCCGGAAGTCATGTGTATAGAAGACCCATCTTTGTTTATGTCTTCTATAGTATATCCTTTCGCGGAAAATCCAGACGGCGATTGAATTGGAGCTTGTCTGTTTCTGATTAAAATCATGGGATTCCCGCCACCATCGGAATATTCTCCCAAACCGTTGTCATTTCCTCTAATATAATCATATGCTCCGAATCTTATAGAAGATCCAAATCTTGATTCTAATATTGTGTCTCCTTCAAATTTTTTAAGAGTCCTTATTTTGGGGTTAAACTTGAAATACGAACCAAGAACACCTTCATAATTCTCTCCACCAGAAAAATTCATTTTGGATCTTGGTCCTCTGTATGGGGACGGATTTTCTTGATCATCCAGCTCATAATGATTGAGATTTTCTTCCTCTAATCCAAATGCTCTCTCGGTATCAAAACTTGCGTTTGAATTTATTATAGACTTTGTATTTAGCTTTCTGGTATAATAATAGTTGTTCATGTACCTCGCAACTACTACAGTTTCGTTGAGGAGAGGATACTCCACGACTCCGGTATTTTCCATCGGATAAGCCCAACTCAAAGTTTCTTTTTCTTGTCCAACTTGACTTTTTAAAAATCTGAACTTTATTCTTCCAATCCATCCAAAATCTTGATCTCCGTCCTGCGGCTCGCTTCCGTCTATATTAGGTGGAGTATCATTTCCGGATAAACAACTGTCTTGTACTTCGGGATGTGTTTCGTCTAAAATAATATCCAACACGACTGCCTCTTCCAATTCATAAAAATAAGAAACGTCCGGTTTTCTTTCTATTATAAAACGTTTGGATGCCAACAAGTCGTCCTGTTTTATGTTTAAATCATCTCGTCTATCTGTATTTATGTAAGCCATATTTATTTAGCCTTTTTATCGGCTGGTACTTCCAATTTGTTTAGTGTTTTGGCTGTTTCTTCCACCGTTGCCATCAACTGCTTGCGTTCTTCTTCTGTAAGCAGCATTCCGCCCCCGCCATCGCCATCTGCGCCAACTTTGCCACTCATTAGTCTTTGTATAATGGCGGCAAGTTTGATCAATTGTTCATCGTTTCGTACTCCAACATCGAAGTATTCTTTTAGCAAAGGCACAATCATAGTAGCATCATTTACCGTTTTGATCATATCGCGCAGGTCCGTTATCAGAATATCTATCTGATTCTTTTTCTCTTCGCTGTTTTTGACTATGTCTTTACACAGGTCAGAAAAGTTTTTGCCCTTGAATATTTCTATGTCATTATCCATGACTATAAATAGTCTTTATAATATATATTTAGACTCTTGCTCCGCTAATCATACCTTTATTTAGATACTCTTCAGCTATGTTTTGTTGAGTAGCTTTCATCTTATTTATCACCTTGGTAATCTTCTGGGTAGGACAGTCGGCAATTTCTCGTATATATAGATATAATGCCTTTTTATTAAAAACGTCTATGCGGTCAGCGTTTCTAAAGATTTCTATAACGGCGTGAGCAATTTTAAGGTCTTTTTCTTTAGTAAACATTTTGCCGACATTTTTATCCCAGTAATCAACCATTAGAGATATAAACTCGCGAGTTTCGCTTTCTTGCTTTTCGTGCTCTGGCTCAACTACAAACTCACCAGCATCGCCAGCCTGCTCACAAATCTCAACGTGCTTCTTAAAACGCTTATATGTTGTATTGTTGTCTAAAATAAACCAGTTTTTGGCTACAATACTGAAATAACTAAAAGCCTTACCCTTGCCTGGTTCATATTTGTCTATATTTGCCACCATATGCGATATAGCCTGTTTTTGAATTTCTAATGGGGACACATCGGCATAACTGAACTTAAATGTGTTATAAACGTTTTCTGCTATCTTAAAAAAGGCTTGCTG